TTTCGGCTTCCTGGTGCATTTCACGCTCCACACCGGACAATTCCATGTTCTTGTCGGCCTGTGCGCGAACTACATTCAAAATTCGGTATTCGGCCAAATCTTTGTCGTCCTTTGCGGACGTTGATTTGGTGTTGTGTTCACCAGGAATGAACCGCGCGTTTCGACGTTTCAATTCCTCGGCCTTTTCAGCGCGTTCGATTTGCGCGTCCAATGTTTCGATTTCACCGGAAATTCGGTCAAATTCGGTTTGTTCGTCGGCCGACATTTCACGGTTTTCCGTTTCGGCCAATTCAACGATTTCCGTCGCTTTTGTTTCCAACGCGGCGCGGTCGTTTTTCAATTCAATCGACTGTTTCATTTTGTCAATTTTTAGATTTGATTTTTCGTTTGTTCACATAATGACGCGCCGCAATGCGACGAACCGCGTTTGTTGGTTCCAACTGATTTTCGTTTGATTCAATATGTTGATCACCTGGTTCGGTGCTTGTTTTTTCGGGTTTGAAATGATCCGGGTCAAAACGGTTCAACACCTCCATGTTTCGTTTGACGGCGTTCGGGTTTGACGGTATATTGACCACCGACCATTCCAAAAGTGATTGACCGTCGAAATAAAACAAATCCGGGTTTTCACCATTTCGTTCATTTCCCCAATGACCGGACGTCGGATTGAAACCAACCGACGCCGTTCTCAATGTCCCGTGAATTATTTTCCGACGAATTTTGTCCGCCAACGGGTTGATGTCGGCCGGTTCAAAAGTTACGCGACCAATCAATTGATCATTTTCAACGAATACCTGCGACGTTCCAATCACTTGATCCGGGTCGGTTCGGTCGCTGAAAAACCCCGCGTGAACCTCATGTTGATACGCGACAATTGGGTTTTTCTCGTAGTCACCCAAATCCCAACCCGACATTTTCAAAACCGTTCCATGACGGTCGGGTGTTTCGTCGGAAATGACAAATTCGAACGTTTGTTGTTCCGGGTCGGGGTCGCCCTCAATTCGAACACGTCCCGAACGGGTCATGTAATTTTGCACCTGGTCACTCATTGTTTTGGTTTTTGTTGTCCTCAATTTGGGCGTCCAATGATTCGTTGTCGATCATGTTGACCGGCGTGAAATACAAATCACCGTCAATTCGATCGTTCATATCCTCCCATGCCCGAATTTCGTTTGGATTCAACGCGCCAATGAAAAACAAATCTTTGTAGAATTGCGCCCGGCTTTTGACGTCACCGCGCAACAAACCGTTCACATTGATTTTGTTGAAATACGTTTGACGTTCGGAACCGACAAACATTTTTCGGTCGAACTCTTGTTCGATGCGACGAACCCACGGGCCAATTGTATATTTGACGTATTCCAATGACTGTTGTTCAATGTTGTTGAACGACGATTTTTCCATGTGACCAATCATGTGTGGTGGCACATTAAAAATTCGGGCAATTTCTTCTACTTGAAAACGTCGCGTTTCAATGAATTGCGCGTCATTTGGCGGAATTGAAATTGGTTTGTAGTCCATGTCGGCGTCCAAAACCGCCGTTTTGTTGCTGTTACCCGACCCGTTTCCATATTCCTTTGACCATTCGGATTTGATTTCGTCCTTTTTTGTCGGGTCCAATATTTTGTTGGTTTTCAAAATACCGCCCAGGGCCGCGCCGTTGCCGAAAAATTCGGCCCCGAAATCGGTTGCCGCAATGCCCAAACCAATGTTTTCACGGTGAATTTGGATCGGTGATTTGCCAATGACGCCGTCGGTGGTGAACCCTTGAATGTGGATCATGTCGTCATAATCGTACCACTCTGAATGACCGTCAATTTCAACGAACACCGAATTGTCGCGTTTGTGAACGGTCACATGTTTGGTCGGTACGAAAACAAACGATGTCGGTTTTCCGTCGCGTCCACGCTCAATGATTGCCCAACCATTCCCACGGGTCAAAACGTTTGCCATTAAAGCAAAACGAAAATTGAACGACGTCATGATGTCGTTCGGGTTGTGATGCAATAGGAAAAAACGCGGGTCGTTTTGACGTTGAACACGACCGGTTTCGGTTCGTTCATATATGGACCACGGCAATTGTGCGACCGTTTCGGAAATAATATTGACACATGCCCACACCGCCGACATGCGAACGGCGTTGTCCTCTGTGACTGATACGTTTGATTTGGAACCACCCCACAATTTCAAAAACCACGACGCCGGTGATTTCAACGATGTGTTGTCACGCGTGAACGGGTTTGATAATGGTTGACCGAAAAATTTCATTGATTCAAAAATGAATATTTGCGACAAATAATTGGTGAAACCTGGTTTCGTTTGTCTAAAAAAACAAACCCCGAACATTTGCATGATCGGGGTTTGCGCTTGAATCACAAACAAATCGTTGGGTCATTTGCTTGGCGGCTAAATTCGAAAATGAATTTCAATTGGTTGTGGAACCTGGTTTCGTTTACGATTTCAACCGCTTATTTTTTGCGACCCGGTACGAATCAAACGACGAATATTTGTTCACCCCGAACAAATCCAAATATTCATTTTCGACCATTTCCCATGCGGTTTTTTGGGTCACGTCGTTTTCCCTTAGGTGTTTATAAAACCGACGGTCGAACCCGTCCGGCGTCAACAATTGTTTTTGTCCGGGTCACGCCGCAATGAAACATTATTGCATTGCCACGCCAAACATTCATTTCCCGAATGATTCAATGATCCTTTGAATGCCCAACGTTCCAATTGCTTTGTTGGGCTATTCATCGACGCAAACCCTTGACCAAATGGAACCATGTTCACACCCTCGTCATTCAATTCACTAACAATTTGCGACGCGTTCCAACGGTCAAATTGTATGGACTGCAAATCGACAATTTCCGCCCAATCCAATATTGTTTTTTTTATGGCTGAATAATCGGTGACATTTCCGTCGGTCGCGGTGATCAATCCTGAATCAATCCAAATGTCGTAGCGGACCGAATCGTTTTGAACCCGTTCACGAACGTTGTCATTTGGCATGAAAAAAAACGGTTTGACATGCTGAACACCATGTTCGTCGGGTTCTGAAAATAAAACGAACGCGGTCAAATCCCGAACCGACGCCAAATCCAAACCCGCCCAACATTTACGGTCGCGCCAAAATTCGATGTCGGTTTCGTGGTGGTTGTTCAATTTCCATGTTGCCGTCGGAATCCACGTTTCAAATGAATCAACCCACTCATTCAAATTTTTGGTCCGAAAATTCGTTTGTTTCGACGGTTGATTTTTTGCCTTCAAAAATTCGGATTCCAAATATTCCAAATTCAAAACGGTTCCCAATCCCGGATTTGATTTTTGCCAATTGATCGGATCGGTCCAATCGTCGTTTTCGTCCATTGCATAAATGGAAACGAACATAGATTCGTCGGTTTTTAATCCTTTCAAAATATCAACGGCCGTGGACCTGGTCGAATAACATGGCCCGAACTTATTGAACCCCGCCGTCGTAATGATCAAAACCAATGGTTGTTCACGCGCCCCCAACGCGCTTTCAATTACGTTCATGACCTCGTCGGTCTTGTGTGCGTGATATTCGTCAATTATAGCGCAATGCGGATTCAATCCGTCTTGCGTGTCCGATTCGCGCGACAACGATTCCATTTTTGACAATCGTTTTTCCCAATTCATATTGTGCGCCAAAACATCAATTTCCGTTTTCAATACCGGCGACGTTTTGACCATGTCGGCCGCTTGTTTCCAACAAATTTTCGCTTGTTTGTTTGTCGTTGCCGCCGTGTAAACTTCGGCCCCAAATTCACCGTCCGCCGCCAACATGTACAACGCAATTCCGGCGGCTTCGGCCGTTTTTCCGTTTTTCCTGGCTTCTTCAATGTAGGCCGTTCTAAAACGACGAACCCAATTTCCCGACGCGTTTTGTCTTTCCCAACCGAACAAAATCCACAAACGCGCCATTTGGAACGGTTCCAAAATAAACGGTTCACCTGATTTTTTCCCTTTGGTGTGACGCAACAATCCAAAAAATTCAATGACATGACGCGCGGCCAACTCATTGAAACGCCACTTCATTTTTTTAGCGCGTTTCAAATCATTGCGGTGACGTTCAAAGGTCAACCGGGTCAATTCGCCGGTGACGATTGCCCCCGACAAAACGTCGTCCATGTATTTTTGAACGGTTTGGTCAATCACTTTTGCCCCTCCGCTTTTTTAAGTCCGAACGCTTCCAACAACGATGTTTGATTTGGGTTGTCCATTCCGAACATTTCCGGCATGGTGTACCGGCTTTTGAACGTCAATCCAAATTCCTTTGACAACTGAATGATTCGATTGAACGAACGTTCACGAACCGTCATTTCCGGTGATATGTTTTTGGCCCCCGTTGAATAGGTTTGAATGTAACCGGACCCGGTTTTTTTTCGGTTCAATTTTCGAATTTGGTCGTCGGCCCACATATAGGTACCGAACTCTTTTGCATATAACGCCAAACCGTCCAAATCCAATTCACGAACATTTTTTGTGTCGATCAATTTTCCCACGATGTCGTTGAAAATCTTTTTTTCCAACGCCGTTAATTTGTGCCACGTTTTCGGTTTTGGAACGGTAACCAAATGGTCGGGCGTTTGAATTTTCAATTCGCGGTCCGCCCGGTCGGTTCCTTTCAAAACTTTCATTTCATTTAATGCCTTATCAACTTTTATCTTCCCAGCATTGAGGTCGTTTAAAGTCTTTCCTTTCAGTTGTAATTCCAAACTAGAAGGGATTTCACAAGCCTCACATTTGGTGATGCTCACTTTAAAAATCAACTGTTCTGCATCGCTCATGCTCTTAACATTCTTTCCATATTCAATGATATTATTTTTCAATTCCTTCTCAAATTTAGGGTAAAGGCTTTTGATCAATTGATCTCTCTCTTCCTGGGATAGGTTTTGCTTTTCCTGCGTAGGTACATTCCATCCTGCACCTTCCTGAACAGAAGAAACCATATTCATATAGAAAATGACGCCTAGTCCATCGATTTGCTCGAAAGGCATACCTCCATGAAGGTAGTAGGTTTCCGATAAATCTCTAGCATATAGTCTTTTCAGAATGGTTTGAAATAAAGTAACATCTTTAGCCAAAGGTTTTGCCTCTTTCTTCTCAGTTACCACTATTCGGCTTTTAGCTTCTTCTCTATCTATTTTCCCAGCCTGAAAAGCTCTAATATCTTTTACATTGGCCTCTACAGAAAGTCTGTTCGATTTTAATTTTTCTACTCTTCCTGCATCTCTGTAAAATCTTACATCATGTCCTTTTTCCATAACCAAAATTTTGTCAGAATCTTTTAATTGACTGAT